AATTAAGATTAAGATTTACAATAGCTTCAAACTTAGATAAATCCATAGTATTGGTACTGGTATTATCAGTATCATAATATATAGTCTTAAGTGCAGTGCCATACAGATTAAGAGTATTCATCGTACTCCTCGGCTTATTAATAGTCAGAGTGTCTAACTTAGGATTGTTACTAAGATTTAACTCTGTTAGAGAAGTACCATTAACGAGAACAGATGCAAGCTTCGAGCATCCTGTAATCTTCACACTCTTTAAAGAGCTTGAGTTAATAACTACAGAAGTAATACTTGAGTTATTCTCACAGACAAATGTTTCAAAAGTATCCGAGTTTATAGAAACACTTGTTAAAGCACTTTGTGTTTTATCTAATGTAAGGCTCTTAAATTTCTCACAGTTAGTAATAGTAACAGTTGTTAACTTACTACAATTAGTTAAATCTAATGTTTCTATAAGATTTTGAGATTCAAGATTTAACTTAGTAAGCTGACTACCTGTAACATCAATATAAGATAATGGAATACAAGGATTGGTAGGAAGCTCAATCTGTGTAACACAGCTGTTTTTAATATTAAGCTCTTGTAGTTTTTGAAAGCCCGATTGTAAATTCAGGATATAATTAAAACCAGATGTGCTAGTTTTAGCAGTATTAGTAGCATCAATTATTCTAAGCTCTGAAGAACCATTCTGCTTAAATGAGTCCATACCATCTGCATTAAGAGATTCTAACTTAGAACAGTTACTAACATTATACTCAGTTAGGTTAGGTATAGAACCTTGCAGTTTCTGATAATAAATATCAGATAAGGAATATTCATCATTACCTAACTTTTGTAAAGTTGCAGGATATGATATAGTATGAGATACCTGTTGAGAGGTTGTTGACTCAGCTCCCCAATAAACATCTGTTTCTACATTCTTATTTACAAACACAAACTCATTATTAGAACCTTGAGAGTCCACACTCAATATCATACTATTATTAGTAGTGATATTAAATGTAGGAGCAGAACCTGCTGTAATATTAACAGAGCCAGGAACAATAGTCTGCTGCACACTAGTAGTGCCCATAGCTGTAAACATAGAATCAAGGAACTTAACTCTATCTGTCATCCAACTTCTAACCTGTGATATTCTTCTACCGTGCAACTTTGAGTATTGGTTTACATCTACACCATTCTGAGTGTACTTATTAAGATACTTGGTAAAATAAGTAAGGTTGAATAATAATTCTCCACAGCCTTCAGTCTGAGGTATGAAATACTCATCCATAAACTTAGTAACCAAATCAGTAAGAGCAGCAGCACCTAATTTACTTATAAGTGAATACCACTGTGAAGTAAATATACTACCTTCTCTACCAGAGTCTCCGTATAAAGTATAGTTAAGAGCATCTGAATCTAAATACCAAAGCTTACAAGAATTACCAATAATATTAGTAACTACATTATCATCAGATGATTCACTAGTTTCCACAAGTTGATTATCCACATTCTTGAATGGGCATAACCACAAATATGAAGCTACTTTAACATCTGCTTCATTAGTAGCCCCTGCACCTGAGTCAGTATCATAGATACCTAAAATAGCTTTCTCCCAATTACCATTGGAATCTTGGTAGAATTTAAGGGGCATATTCTTTTGGAAATTATCCAAAAGACCGAAGAACATACATATTACAAAATACTTGGTAATACTTTCAATATTAAGATTTTTTACATATTCCTCGAGTTCATCACCAGTATTAGCAATATGGTTGGATTCTCCAGTAACAGAAGACCAGCTTGTAGTAGAACCTATCTCTTTAAATAAATACTTAGGATAGTCTATATTAAAATAAGAATTTCTTTGAAGTACACTAGAAGTTCTCTTAGAATAACGTCTATTAGTTACTGGGAGTTTTTGCACAGAATTTACAAATTCAGCAAAAGGCTCAAAATCATATAAGCTAGATACTGCATTTTGACCTAGATTAGTATATTTAATTTCAGCTACTTTATCATAGTAAGTACCATGATTAGCAGACCCTAAACCATCATTTTGCCAAAAGGCACCAGTAAACTTAGTATTAGAAAATTCTGTAGAATCATTAATCTCTTGGAAATTATCATCAACACCAAAAGAGTTATTTTCCGTCATCTCCACCCAGTAACCCTTAATAGTCTGAGTTTCTATTTGTACATTATTATTATAATAAGGATAGGTAATACCTTCTGTCATACCTGTAACCTTATTGATAATTTCATAACCTAAGTTTCTAGGAGAATTACGACCTAAAATAAACTGATAAATACCAAGAGTAGCTGTAGTGTTACCAGCAAACTGCATTATAACAAATACAGGGAAGCCTTCGATACCATGCTTTAAATTAGCGTGTGGGAAGTATTTCTGTATAGCTGAGGATTTATCCTGTTTCTTCTCTTTAAAGGCTGTAGCAACAGTTTCTGAATAAGGATACCAAGCATCTGTCGAAGCCAGTGTACCATCCTCATTATATTTAAAACCTAATTCCTCATTAACAAATTTACCAATAGAAGCATTAAGAGAATGTGAAGAATCTACAATATCAGCCTTCAAGGTGTAAGTAGTTTCAGGGAACCAATTCTTCTTAGGTATAAATACAGTACCATCAGCAAATGTTATATTTAAGTTTTTAATAAAGTCTGCAAGAGTAGAAGTACCTTGAACACTTACATCTACATAACCTGAAATAACTTCATTATTACTTTGAGTTTGGTCTAAATATTGAAAACTACAGCCAGTTACAGTATTTAAACCCGAATTAGGAGTAATAAAGTTTTGCCAAGTCCAAGCATCTGCTGAAGATACATCTATAAGCATTATTGGAATTGGTATATCATAGTTACTAAGAGTGTCCTTCAGCTTAACAGGTTCTCCACCTACAAGATTACCTACATTAAAACAGCTTGAAAAATTGTCCTTATTATTATTAAAGTCTGCAGTGCTGCTCCATAAGAGTGATGTATGAGTACCATCTTCAGCAGTAGATATAAAGTTTCTCTTAAGACCTTCTTGTATATAAGAAGAATCTAACAACCCTGAAGTTGTGAGGTTAACATATGCTTGTGTATTTAAGTAGTCATATAGAATTTCATAAGGAGTTAAGCAGGACTTATATAAAGTAACTCTGTAAATATCGGTATCACAATAATGTATAGTGGTACCATCTTTTTCAGAGCAACCTAAATATATTGTTGTTGCCTGTTTGGGAAGTATAACACTAGGTTCTATTTTAAAAGCCGCTTCTAATACACCATCAACATAAACAAAAGCATCACCAAAGGTATCACCTTCCTGAATAGAATAACTAATAGTCAAATTAGTTAATGTATTATCCCTAAGAGTGAGGGTGTTAGCACCAACATACAACATATGGTCTTTGATTACTATACCTGTTTGAGGTACATAATCAAGAGTCTCATCATATAAAGTTGCAAATTGGAATATGGTTCTATAATCATCAGGATGGAAATCTGCCTTATAACATATTGATAATGTAAATGTTGGAGTAGATTTACTTGTTAATATATTATAGAATGATGACCTACCAGACTCAGGTGTGATGGTTGCATAAGACGTATTTTGTAATCTGAGTCTGCGTTTTTCAGCATCAATAGATTCTGAATAAGTATTAACATTACCAATAGTTAATTCTGTAGCATAGGAGGCTTGAGAATCTGTCCATTGTTTATTCTCTATAATACCATTATATGTTATATAGTCAAAAAGCTTATTAGCACTCTGTCCATTGTCTAATAGGTCATAACTAGATTGCTGAGTAATTATATAAAACTCTTGTGAATATCTCTTAAGACCTGTACCTTGGTCCTCAATAGCTATAATAATTTTTACAGTAGTACCAAAAGCAACATTAGCCAACTTGTAACTACCGTTAGGATAATTAGTATTATAGGAATTATAGGAAGTAACCTCTTCAAAATTAACATCATCTAAAGCTATATTATCAAGACTTGAATAAATTTTAGCCTTGTAAGAAACACCATCATAATATACAGTATAAGGAACTTGCACAACTGTTTCTCCACCACTTGTTACATACACAGGAGTAGGAGAACTGCTGGAGCTACTTAAAGCTGTACATTGAATAACAGGGGTATCAGTTACAATAGTAATATAAGAGGTTATATAATCTGATATAATAGTATTATCTTCACAGTTTATAATCCTAGAAATCAAAGTGTTAGAACCTACCGACAACCCAAGAGTTGTATAAATATCACCAACATTAACTTCAATTTCACCTGAAGTTGTTTTTAATTCAACACCAGGAGATACTACTACACCATTAATCTCTAAATCATATCTGCCTAAAACACCTACAGTATAATTAAATACAATAGACTTAGAATCAAATTCATCAAAATTGTAACTGAAGTTACCAACACTCAAAGAGGAGTTGGCTATATTAACGACACCTGTCCAATAAATATTCTGCAAAGTAGAAGGATTTGTAGCAGTAATATTAAGAGTAACCTGACTCTTTGTAATACCTGCATTGGTTAACTCCTTTTTGGTCAATGTAGTTTCTTTACCAGGAGATATACTGTTTATACTTTTAACAGCAGTGTTATCAACTCTAATAGAGAGATTCCATTTAGAGGATGAGTCACTTGCCTGTATCTGAATACTAATAGATTCTTTTAAAGTTACATTATTGCCTGTAGTATAACCATTAACAACAATGTTATTATTAGTATCAACAGAACCTCCGCCAGAACCTGAACCAGAGCCTCCTCCACCATGTTTAGCTAACCAAGAAACATTACCCTTTAATGTTTTAATATCTGTAGCAAAGTCATTTAAAATCTTTTCTACATTTGTTTGCTCAATCCCCTCAGGGAGAAGATTGGGGCTTTTAACCCCAATCTCACTAGCCTGAGAAGAAGCTATGGTTTTCCAAATACCATCAACTTTCTTCTTTAGTGTTCCCATTAATATGTAATAGTAATATTAGTATTGTCGATAGTTTTTAAGAAATCAGTTGAAAAACTTGTATTCTGATTATTAATATCAAATGCTACAGGTTTATTAGAACTATTTCTTGTATATACATTAGTTACAGCATACGATGTAGATTTAAGAGTAGAACCTGAAACTTCGAGATAATTGAACATCGGGTAATACTGAGCCTCATTTGCTGTAAGAGTAGTACCGTTGGTAGTAGCAGGATAATATTGCTTTAACCATTTAATACCAGAACCAGGAAGTTCTTTATTAGATACAAGTTTATAACCAGTAGCTTGAGACATTAAGTAAGTAACACCCGCAGAGTGATTAACACTTGGATTGTCATAGTCTACAGTTCTTGTACTACCTGAAACAGTAATATTTTCATAAGTAGGATAAGACAAACTGTAAGTATGTTTATGACCTCCTAAGCATAATTTATATGCATGATTTTGGAAGAACTCAGAAAAACAGCAACCGCCTGTGTAATTAGTGCTATCAGAAGTCTCTGTTTTAGAAACACCTGCTGAGAAATCCTCATTCAGCTTAGAACCACTTGTAGCAGTTCTTGCAGTACCTACTGCAGTAGCAGTATCTGCTACAGTAATGCAGAAAGGAATTTCATGGCAATAAACTACGTTCTTTCTAGTGCTACCATATCTCTCATAATCCTTTTGCATCCACTTGTACATATTGTAGAAAGCATGAGCCTTAAAGCTTGTTGCCTTATTAGAGTCGTTATAATAACACTTGTAAGTGTTAGTAGCAAACTCCGAATTTAAACAGGTAAAGTGATAATCACCATAATTAAAAGAATAAAGAGAGGGCATATAGTAAGTAAAGTAGTTATCCCCATACTCAATAACATCTCCCATATTAGCAGCATCTAAACCTGAATCTACATACTTAAAGATTGCAGGATTATCTGTATCTAATTCAAAGCAGAAGTAATACATAATATTCTTATGATTAATTTTATAAGTGCCTGCAGTACCATCACCTAATTCATAAGGAGTAGTACCACAAAGGTCATTGTTACCAATAGAGTACATTTCCTCTACACCTTCTAAGAAAGTGTCTCTACCAGCAAAATAATCTAACCATTCATTTTCTCTGTTACCATTCTGTGTAGCATCTCCAGTGTTAATAGTAAAGTTAGGAGAGAAGTTTTGACACATTGCCCACACAGATTTAGTCCATGCTTGATATTCATAAAAATTAAAAGCTTGTTGGTCAGTAGTATGTGCTACAGCAAAATTAGCAACTTGACTATCTGATTTAACATTAAAAGATTTCCACTCTGACTTATAAGATTCATCACCTTCTCTGCATATTCTAAAAGAATAATTACCAGCAGTTAAATTTCTAAGAATAACCTTATGAGTAGTAACAGCAGTATGGTTAGTAGTTAACCAATGTATCCTCTTATATACATCAATGAACTCTCTGACATTACCATCATCTTTATAATGCGTTTCTAATGTAGAAGGGTCAATAGAATATATTGTATGTGTTTTACCGTCAGTATCTTTATACTCTAAATATTCATCATAATCACCAACAGAAATCCAGTTAAAACATTTGGTTGCTCCAGTACCAGCATCAGTAGCTTGGATACCAAAAGTAATAGTTATTGCATTAGGCTTAGTTTCATCAAACGTGGTTCTAGTTCCATAAATAGACTTACCTTCTTTAGAAGACTTAGGCATAAATCTCCATTTATATGCCTTATCATAATAAGGATAAGCATCATCTCCAGTAGTGTCTAAATTAATATACGTAGCCAATGTACTAGATTTCTTTGAAGCATAAGCCTTTTGAGCTTGTGAACAAGGGTCAAGCGGGAAAGCTCTAGAGAAGATACAGCGTTTAATGTCTTCAGTAGCTTTAATCTGAATAGGGCTACCCCCTTCACCCATCACCGTACCACCTTTATTACCCAATACACCAAGTAAATCTATGTAACCTACAGGAGTAGCAGTAGTTGAATAAGGATTAAGAGAACCTATTTTATCAAGTGTAACCCAAGAAGTGCCATTGTGGAATTTGCCTTCTTGAGAACATACTAAATAAAAAGTACCGCCACCCTCTTCAAACTCTATAAGATTACCACTAGAGTTAAACCATTCTTGGTCATATGTAGGAACATCAATAGTTACATTAGAACTATAAGAACATCTTGCCCCTCTAATAAGGTAAGTAGAGCCTGCTTTAATAGTACCCTTAAGAGCTATGGATTCCCAAGAGGTTTTATCAGGGCCTTTATACAATAAGTAGATACCATTCAGTTGAGTATCTGAAGTAGACCCATTAGCAAGTTCTACAAAGTTATGTGAGCAAGCGCAGAAAGAGTTAAGCTTAGTTCCTACCCCACCTAAGAAAACTGTGTTAATCTTCAGATAATCATTGATATAGGAACCATAAGTCTTAGCAGAACCTATGTTACCATCATAGTTACTATTAACATACCAATGAATATCTCCAGATTGGTCAATCTCTAAATTATATTTTGAACCATTTAAAGATTCAAATTGTATTTTGTCAAGCGTAATATCACCTAACAATTCTTTTAATTCTTCTTCTGTCATTGTATCATCTGTATCAATATTTCCTCCACCACCAGAGTTTACTATAAATGAGCCTTTGTAATAAACAGCAAAGGACATCAAATCCGTAATAAATATAGGCTCACCATCTATAAGATTATTTTTATTATTCATAAAATTAGTAGAGGTGTCCATCTTAATAGATATATTAGGAATAGTGCAAGCATTATCAGGAACAATAGGCTCATACTCATCCTCAGAATCCCCTTCATCTGAACTAGAATCCTCAGGCTGTATTTGAGTATTAGAGGTAGACATCATCTGTGTCCTACCTCCTACCTTTGAATTACCTGCTACAGCACCATACTGAAGTAAATGGTTAAGAGCATCTACTTTCTTTCTAAGATAAGCAATCTCTTCTCTTAGCTCTGATAGATTACCTTCTTCATTAATTTCAGCATCCCCAGCAGGGTCAAACCACAAAGCGGTTTCATCGTCAGGTTCATTATAAGAAACTACCACATTATCACCGCCAATAGGCACCCAAGTTTCTGTATCATTATAAACATATAATTCTTGAGTATCTTGAGCAAATGCTATAGTACCTACGGAATATTCGCCATCATAAAGTACATCCTTAGTAGCCACTACTATTACAGTGTCCGCTTCTTGTACTAATGGTAACCAAGAACCATTATTAAAATATAAGAGTTTATGGTTTTTAATATTATGCCAAATTAACTCTTTATCTAGAGGTTCTCTTTTTGTACTTAATATACCTCTAAATTTTCTCATTTGCTTGCAGTTTTATTGGATTTAGCAATTTGTTGTCTCTTTAAATCTGAATCAACTTTAAGCTTTTCTCTATCAAACTTAAGTCTTTCATCAAACTGTCTTATATTTTCAGCAAGCTTTGCTTTATCAGTAGCAGAAACTTCATCTATACCATCATCTACAGGCATCATCTTTGACATTGCATTAATATTGGCAATGATAACTTTAGTTTCATTATCACGCTGATTAAGCATATCTTCTTGCTGCCTTCTTGCTTCTTCCTGCTGCATAAGCATCTGTTGCTGTTGTTGCTGCATTTCCATCTCTTGCTGTTGAGCTTGTTGCTGACTTTCTTTAACTCTTTTCTCAGAGTTTTCAAGCATCTTTCGCTTTTCAGAAAGAGAAGCACTGGAATACAGATTAAGCAAAGTTGAGAAATCAATAAGCTGATTCTGCATAGCAGCTTGAGCTAGTTGAGGAATAATCTGCTTCAACTCCTGTGTATCAGAACCATTATCTACAACAAGACCGTAGTCTGCTTCTGAAAATTCATCACCATCAATTTCTACCATCTTATCTATACCATTGGGTAAGATATATTGGAATTTCTTTGAACGGCCCTTAAGAGCTATCTTAGCAGTTTCCAAGAAACATTCTACAACTCTTTTTCTAATACTATCATGAGTAGCGAATAACCATTCTGTAATATGGGAAGATTGTAGAGTTGCTCTTTCTACACCACCTACAGTTTCTCTATTAGCTACCTGACCTTCTCTTTGTCTATTAATACCTGATACTTCTCCAATCTCAGTTTTAATATATTCAAGAATATTTACATACTGTTGTATAGAATTACCAAGTTCCGCATTAATAGAACCTCTTGAGTTATTATTAAAAGCTGCTACTACCTTACCAGCAGCTGCACCAGTTTTACCCTCATTAAGGCTATCAATAACAGCAATATGATTTACTTTAGCATAATGCATCCACTTAGCCACTGACCAACCACTAGGAATTTTAGAAAGGTCGAGTTCAAGAATAGTACCCCAGTTAGCTTCTATCAACTTATTAAGTCTATCATGAATAACATCATACAGATAAGAATAATTCTTCATCTTATCTACAAGAGAGAAAGGAGGTCTACCTTCAATACCGTAAATAGAACCAATAATACCAAAGTGGCATCTAGAAGGATTAGAGAGTCTATTATACTGAATTACTCTAGGTCTCATGTTTACATAAACATTCTCACCTATCTTAGTACCTTCCCAAGCTTCATTAATCCAAAGAATCTTTTCTTCTTCACCTAGATTTTTATTACAAACATATTGCTCGGTTCTAAGTTTGAAAAGCTCCTCACCAGTTTCTTCATCATAGTATTTAATCCTCTTAATCTTTCTACGAGATTTCCAATAAACTCTAAGAACTCTGACATTACCAAATCTATCAAAAGGTGCTAAATAACAAGAGGTGTTATCTTGTCTAGCTAATGGATTCCAGAAGAAATCCTCTGCACTAGTCATCTCCTGATTTAATGCTGTAACTGCCACTTGAGAATTACGTTCATCTACATTGTCCATCTCATCTACTGTAGCACCTTGTTTATTAGCACCATTCTCAATATAAGCAGTGTCTTTATTAGTAAGTACATCATAGAAAGTATCAATAACTCTACCAGGGTTCCAATAACTTTCTAAAATAACCAGGTCTGCATCCTCGATTCTATTAGAAGTACCAGACCTGTAGACTCTAAGAGAGTTAGGGTCTACTCTCTCTAATGTAGGCTCACCTCCTACAATATCTGTCTGATAAATTTCCTCACCGCATATAAGAGCATCAATAAAACCATTATTGAAAATAGAATCAAAATCATACTCTTTTTCATAATGATTAAGTAAGTAAGTGGCTCTCATCTCTCTAGCATCTTGCCAAGAGTATGTAAAAAAATCACTAAGCTTTTCAAGTTTAGCATTAAATTCATCCTCTGATTGGGAGGTATCTTGAATTTCTTGCTGTACTAAGGAAAACAGTTGAAGAGCTTTCTCATCTTCTTTTTCAGAAATAGCTGTAGGATTAGTGACTATAACTCTATAATCAAAACCCCTAGCCCTTTCCTCACCTATAAGAACATCCAGCTTAGAGTTCATTATGGGATAGTGCTGTATTCTTTCAGGTACATAATCTACGTCTTTTACACCTTCAGGATTTACTACAAGTTGTAAATCTTTCATATGTAAAATACCATGATATAAATCATAATTAATTTTCTTTTGATATGTGCTTTTTCTAACAGCATCTCCATCAAAAATAGATTGATTATCTACCCAATCTATTACAGACTTTCTCCATGTTTTACTCTTAGCTGAGAATGATAATTGTTGTCTGGGAAAACCTTTTGTTAACATAATTCAATTCTCATATTTTTACATAAATTTAATATACAAAACTAACAAAAAAATCCCACAAAACCAACAGGTTAAGTAGGATTTTTTCACGTTCCAAAGCTTTTTACTATTTTTACTGCCAAGTTTCCCAAGCATCATTATAGTTATTAGTAAAGAAGGGGTCATTACTTCTTCCACTTCCTGTAGGCCTATCTTCTCTATTGTTATTCATATCACCTTGATATAGTATCATCTTTTCTTCCCTATAAAGCATAACCATACCCAAGGCTCTAACACGGTCAACATTTATATCAGGATTACACATGATAAGCTCTTTAATCAAAGCTCTATTCCTAATAAAGTAAAGATTACTAACAGTAGTTTCTTTTTCCTCTTCACCATCCTTAATGATAGTCGGCACTGGTTTAAGCAACCAATTTCTAATAAGGTCATTGGCATAATTATTAATAGGAAGAGTAGCATTAATGCCCTTAGCACTATTACCATAACCAGTAACCTTAATCAACTGCTTGTCTTTCAAATACTCAGGTGTATCAGCAAGTAAGTGTGTGCAGTTTCTCATACTGAAGTAGGAGAACAAGCCCTTTTTATTTTGCTCATACATACATTTAGCATTGTAAAATAAACATAAAGCTCTGACTAACTCAAAATTATCATCTGCATATTCTTGTCTACCTGTATATTCGGCTACTATTTTGTCTGTATATAAATCAAGAACAATAGTAGAAGTAAGAGACATAGTATCTGCAGCATCAGAGTCAACAGGGTCATGTCCTATAATATATCTATCAGTAGGAATTTGACCTTGAGCATTTCTTTCAGGCATTTGGAATATTTCAACAGCTCCCTTTACCTTATTATCTTTAGTTGGAAATTCCCTAATAGGTTCATCTCCAGTAGGATAGAATTTAGCTTCACCATTACTACCTATAGTAACTGTACCTGTTAATACATCGTTGTATTCATTAGGATTAGCATCTAATTGATTAAGCCTTTCTGTTAAAGGAGTTACAGGGAACATATTACCCTTAGTACGCAAGATAGCTTCTTGTGGGGTAATAGGAATTTCAGCAATAGTCTTGGTGATAGCATTTATATCGCTGGAGTTATACTTTACCCTATATCTATCTGCTAATATCTCAAGTATAGCCTTGGTTACATCAGAGTTACCATCTTTATCATAGCACCCTTTTCTATTTATATAACCAGGAAAAAAGAATGTAATATTAGGTCTACCTTGCCCTTCTAAATCATAGACATTAGGCAATGCTAACATTCTATAACCATTGGGGTTATATACAATCTCAGCAGCACCAGAGAAGTCTGATTCATCATCACCAGCAGTACCAATGAGATACATTTGCCCGAATGAAAATTCACCTTCTTGAACAGAAGGAAGAAGAATCTGATAAAGTTCAAGCACATTCTTGAATGAACCAAACTCCTCAATTACAATAAAATGCAAACGTTTACCACGGACTTTACCAGGGTCATCTTTTGCAGATACACCATATACTTCATTAAGAGTACCTCTTTCTGTACCCGTATCCAAATCTTTATAACCCATTTTCCATACCATATCCTGCATAGAAGATTTTAATCTCTTATTAGGATATTGAGTATTCTGAGCTAGGAAGTCAATATACGCTTGGAATTTATTAAGGATACCATCAGAAGTTAAGAACTGTTTATTGTAAGCAGTTGCCATACATTTAACTTGTTCACATACATCTTCCGACTCTCCTAAGACAAAGAGCCTTGCCATAATAGCAGCCATACTAAGAGACTTGGATTTACCACGAGAGCTAATCTCACAACCATGCTTACCCTCATTTCTAGCTTTCTCTATATAATGGAGTCTCCAATAAATACCTTCCCAAAATTCAGGAAAGTCAATAACACGGGCACCCCTCTTAGACCCTTTAATAGTTTTAGTCTGCGGAATAGGACAATAGTTCAAAAAGAAATATAAACTACCAGGCACCCATTCACCATCTGAAGGTCTTACATAACCTTCTCTGCATCTTCTAATCTCTTCCCAAAACCATTTACCATATTCAGAATTAGGATTAGGATTAGGTCTCAGGTAGGTATAGCAACCATGCTCTTTATAAAATAATGCTGCAGGTCTAAAGTAATCCATATCCTCTAATATATGAGGGTGGGAAACATCTACTATAATTCTACCTTGCTCATCCCTTTCTAAGTCTTTAGCTCTAGGTCTTCCCTCACTAATCATATATTTAATAAAGGGCGAGTTATTAGTAAAATTAAAGAACTGTTCTTGTACCTCATCAGGATAAGATAGCAATTGCAGTTCTTCAGGTGTTGATTGAAATTTATTATACTCCATTAGCTAAGCTTTTTAAATCCATCATCAAGCAAGGTCTTTTGATTACCACCTCTTGCTCTACCCTCTTCCTCAATCTCTTTAGATACAATTCTTTCAGCCTCTATAACATCCTTCGATAATTGAGGAACCTGTCTAATAGCTTGAGTTATACTATTGATAGTATATTTAGGCTTGCCCTTATCATCTACTTCATACAAGTCTACGTGCTCTAGAAAATCTGATAATTTATCAATTGCTACTTTAGTGCTTTGCAGAAGCTTATAGGAAATAGTGATAATATGCTTTTTATAAATATCAATAGCATATTGTAAATCTTCATCAATTTCAAAATCTAAGGGAAGTCCTTCTTGTTTTAAAATCTCTCTCAGTCTTTCCTCTTCATCTACTATATAGCTGTAACTACTTCTAGGGTCTACTAGGAAATACATAATAGATAACTGCTGCATAAACTTTTCTTTATTCTTAGATTTATCAGCATTGTATAAATCCCTAATAGGTTTAATTAGGAAAGCCTCTTGTGTAGGCTTTATTTCATATTGTACGTATTCTACTAAATGCATATAAACAAAAATAAAGCCCAGCCTTAATAGGCTAGGCTGTTAATTAAACAATTATATCGGAAGCTGGCATTATGATAGAGGTTTTCTTAGGAATTTCAACCTCTTCCTCTTCATAATCAGTAATAACAAATTCAATATCTCTATCTTCAATCAGAAGGCAGTCTGAACCATCTACAGTAACAAAATCAAAATTGTAACCCACAATAGGATTACCACCTTCAATATCTTGTCTAATTGAATCTTTATCATATTTCTTTACAGCATATCTAGTAGGGTCAATAGCTACCAAATCACCAACATCAACACCTCTAACAGAGCTACCAACAGCAATGACTTTTTGATACTCTTTCAGTGTACCTTGTTGCTTATCAACTTCAATAATTGAACCATTGTAAGAATCTTCTTCATATTTCTCAGCAGTAGTAACCAGTTTATTAAACATCGGCTTCACTGCCTTCACATTTATCATTTTCATATTTACTTCTTAACTTCTTTACATATTCCATCTGCCTCTTGGCTTTTCCTATTTTCTCGTAATCTGTATATAATTTACCTAATGATGGAATATTTATATTAGTTCGATACTTTTTAAATTCTTCTTCAGTAATGTTCCCCTTTAGAGGAAAATCTTCTATATAACTTTTGATAGTTCGCCAATAGGTATTATAAGTTTTTCTTATAATATCTACTGGCAACCCTGTATCTTTAGAAAGCTTTTCTAGTACGCTATTCATTCTTCTTTAAATCCTTTATATCAAAGTATAACAGAAGCTGAACACAACCATTTTCCTCATTTATAGTGGGAATAAGTTTGGGATTAAGAACTCCATCAACTACGATTTTGCTTTTCCTAAACTTACCCATAATAAGTTGAAAATGCTGCAAAGACATATTGCACTCTTGTCTTATCTTCTTCTTAGTATCCTCATTCATTAGGATAGTATTAAGAAGCTCCTCATCAAGAATCTTTTTAGAAAGCTCATATCTTGTTTTAAGAAAACAAGCGGCAATATCCATTTCTCTGTCAGTAAGATTATGCACTGGTCTCAGGAAATCTAACCAATAGCGAAAGAAATTCTTTTCTAAAGAGGAGGGTATTCTAATAACTTTATCTACCCTCCCCATAATTATTCAGCTTTTGTAGGTTCCTCAGTAGGATACATAATATCGCTGTATTCCTTAACTGCCTTATCTACTACATCAGCAGGGAATTTATCAGCCAACTTAATCAGCTTATGCAGGAACTCCAATCTAGCATAACCCTGCTGGTTCTGCAGTTGTGCAATCTGTTGCTGCATTTGATTAATAATACCCTTAGCTCTTTCAAGTTGTTCGCTAGTTTGAGCAGCAATAGTTTCAAGTTCTTCGTAAGACAGCTTAGTCTTTTCTGTGTTCTCTTCCATAATTAATTATTTAAATATTTAAATCCGTATTTATTTTCATACATATCTTCCCATTTATCTATAGTAGTGGTCTCAATATTAGCATTACCACACTCATCACAAAATAATAAATCAGGAAGTCCAGCATCTTTAATATTTAATGATAAACAATGTGTACAATAATACACTGGTTCATCATCATACTCAGGTTTTAACCTTCTCGGTGTTTCCATAGTTAATCATCCTCGCAATAAATTAATTCGTAATTACTACTCTTGAAGATTTTAACAATAGACTCTTTTGCTATTTCTTTCTTATTCATCAGTCTAATCAATTCCCCAAGATTATCAGCTACTAAATGTTTGTACATAACTGTTAAGTATTTTAGTTATACAAAGGTAAGTAAAATATTTTAAACTACCAAATATTTTAAGGATTATTTTTTAGAGCATCGGGGTGTTTTTCCAAGTAATTTTGCAGGAAATTTACAGCAGCATCATAAGCAGTAATACCAACACCTGATGCAATACCTATATATTTAGCAGTCTGTGGGTCATCTGTGATAAAAGAAGGGTGGCTTCTTATGTACCTCGCTTTCTTACGGGTAGGCATTTTTCTAATAATAGCCTTTCTGGCAGCTGCTGCTGCTGGATTATAGGCATCTTTTGCAATTTTACTAGCAACTCTACCACCATAAAGGTCAGAAGCAAGACCAACACCAAAGTAAAAAGCATTTTCCCAACTAGGGTCATTTATAAGATTATCTGCATCCATAACTGTTCCTATTACTGGCATATAACTCATAGCTGTCTCAAAAGCTTCTTTATTTCTATAACCTTGACTAACATCATAGTCTTGTACATATTGTTGATAAGCTTCTTGATTTTGTTGTACATCTCCAGTAGTAGCTAAAGCAGCTCCTGCACCAACAGGTATATCAGGAGGCACAACGCCATCTAAGAAACCACCAGGTTCAAACTTTCTTTGATTACCAGGTTGCCTACTATAGAACTCAACATTCATACCATTTAAGTAACCCTCACCACTATTCTCCAAATACTCTCTAGTAGCTTTATAATTCTTCTTAGTAAATTCTGAAGGTTCATATACCCATCTACCACTACCACCATAATTCTCATGCCATATACCACCAGGAGTTTCTTCATTACTATAATCACTATCAGTAGAGAATGTAGGATGATTAGGCAGTTTAAACTTATCAGTAAAATGAGCCTCAGGGTCACCATTCAACATCTTCCAAGCATACTCAGGGTCATACTCAAAAAATCCCCTATAATCATAAGTTGGTTCTGCAGCATCTATATCATTTTCAATACCAGGTCTCCACTTTTTAACAGCATTTATCCAATCTAAATACCCACCATCAGCATAAGTATGGTAAGCATTTCTAATTTCTCTTGGAGTAGTAATACCATTATTTACTGCTATCTGTATATACTTAGCCCTTTCGGACATTGGTAATTTATCCCACTTAATCATAAGAAATGAAAATAAAAAGGTGACAATATAGTATAAGCTAAAGTCATATACCACTTAGGTTCTCTCTCTAAATCAACACTGGCAGTATGAGACCTAAACAAATGTAACTCATATAGCAGATTGTGTGCTCGCCATTCATTCACCATACTAAATATGGTTCTACTTCTAATAGCCATATCTGGTTCATTACACACTTCTGCAGTAGTTTGATAACCTTTTAAAACTTCCTTCATCTCAGAAAGCTTTCCTACTCTATAAGAGTTATGTATATGAGTATTAGACTCAGATAGGTTAGCACATACCTGCTGATTCTCAAAATCATGACAACAAAACATAAACATATTTATATAAATTAAAAATGCCCACAGAATACTATGGGCATATATTTTACTTGTAATCAACAAAATCAATCATTAATATATCATGTGTAGGATTCTCAAAGAACTCCTGCACAATCTTCTTATTATTCTTCTTAGCATAATACCAAGGATATAAATCATCTAATCTACTATCTCCTGAATAATGTTTACCAGGTATCTCTACAGAATTACAAGAAGCATACTTATCTAAATAAGTAAGTTTATCTTTGGTGAATACATAAGGCTCTTCCCAAGTACCTTTAACCCTAGATTCTTGAAAGTTAATATTAGGAGCAATTACTTTAAAATACTCACATAGGTTATAGAATCTATCTACACAACCATCATATTCATCCTTCTCTAACACCACTCTCACATAGATAGGGTCTTTGGGATAAGACTCTGCATAATAGTCAAGCAATACTAAAGTATCATATACAGCTTGCCGCCCTCCCTCATACTTCATAAGACCATGAGCAAATTCATAATTACCACTCTTGTCTATCCTGAGTCTTAAATCAAAGTATCTAACACCTAAAGCTAACTGTTGTTCAATGTCAACTCTCTGACATCTAGCAATAAACTTAAAAGGTCTCATCCACCAATGTTTAGCCTGTAAATAACTCATAGAGTTATGGCTACCAAGAATCGCTTTCTTCATGTTATCTTATCCTTATATTTATTAAATAGTTCTTGCATACATCTAGCTAACCACTCTACAAGAGGCTCATCATTGCTACACTGGTTATATTGACCTTCCGAGAGGATTACATGAGTTAACTCATGTAGGAGAGTCCTTTGTATCTCATCACTGCTATATGGTTTACCATTAGGTCTTTTAGTAGAAACATAGACAATATTATCACCATAGATAGTTTGTCCAAATGTAATAGTACCATCTTCTGTTTGTATCTTATCTACAAACTTAACCTGCCAATTATTACCAGCAATTTTAATCTTAAAGTCTTTTGTAATCATACTGCTACTCAAGTAGGGAAAAATAAAAGGATAGCTAAACGTAAGCCTTCTTCTAATGTTGTGCTTATCACATTTAACTATCCTGTGAGACTATTCCACACTAATAACATTTAATGTGATTTCTTCTTTTCTTTTGTGTCTTCTTTTCTTCTTGCCTTTATTCTCTTCCGTATATATTCTTAACTTAGGAACCTTACAAGCCTCATCCTTCTGCCACTCTCCTAGCAGAGTATCAGGATTCCTAAACACGTTTGCTACTCCATCGGAGTAATGAATGTAAAATACCATTTTCTCTTCCATTTAAATTTAGACACAATTATGAACTTTCTTAAATATCCACTTACTTATTTACCCTTAGATTATAAAGAGACCTAGTGATTTTTTACCCTTTTAATCACCCAGGCGGTAGATTCCTCTACCAATTATAAGTAGTTGTAGAAGGCGTTTATATATTATTAGTTCTTCTCTTATTTATCTCTAGCCCCAATTACCTCAGCCCTGTAGCTGGTATCCTTTACTTTCCCAGATTGGCTTGGGGACTTCTACACCTACTTATAATCTCTATCTATGTAAATAAGTGGATATTTAATACTTGCCACTCTCATACATCTTGTATGTATGGTACAAAGGTATGTAAAAAAATTGATATATGCAAGTGCTTAAGGAAAATACTTTATATAATGTAAGAATAGTTATTGTTGAAATTTTTTTTAAAATTTTCTGAATTTTTGAAATTTTTCTGTATTTATGGGAGAAGGGGATAGCCACCCGAACCCTCCCCCAGTTTTTGCAGCATGGGCACACGCCCCTCTACTGCAAATTTCATGTTAAACATTTTCATGCCACGTGTCAGGAAATACACGCCCAAAAGCCATGTCTACAGAAATGAAGACCCGCAACCCCAAATCAGCTATCGCTCTCATCAAAGCCGAAAAAGACGAAATCATCTTCGGCAAAAATAAGGCAGGCCATGGATGGTTTGCTTGCGGTAACACTGAAGGCTATGTTAGCCCGAAGGCTTACGCAGAACTCCTCAAGAAGGAAGACTGCGACCTCAACCAGCTTCGCGTGGTTGAGTGCCAAAAGCCTGGCGACACCAAGTGGGTACCAGTGATGCAAATTACTGGCGGCAACAATGTCGCAGGCCGTGTGGGCGCACAATATCTCGATTGAGATATTGCGCTCCACACCTCCTATGGTAATCCCTATGCAGGCTGCAAAGTCTGCAATAGGGATTTAGGGGGAGGCTAAAGGTGTAGCAAAATAGCGCACATTAAAAATGTAGATAACTAAATTTAACAGGTTGAGGCCCTTAAGAACCTCTACTGTTTGTTGGTGTAGTAAGTTAATAACCAACCATTCTTTATAGAATCCTGCAGTAAATCCATAGAGAATGAATATGTTTTGTTAAGTGCAAACAACACTATAATCTGTTGTGACTTTCTGTCAAAAGGACAGTAATAAAAAACTCAATAACTTCCCAAGATGTTGAGGGCACCAGTTTCTTTATATGATTTATCAAAGAACCAGTAAGTTTAGAGGAGATAGACCTCACACTTTAAGTGGACTGAATTTCTAATAGTAATATTAGAGTGGGGAGATAAATTAGTAACAATATAAAGTTTTAGGTGTAAAACACAAAATATTAATCCACTAAAACAAGAATAAAATGGAAAACAAGAACAACTACAACACTGGCTCACTTTTCTTTATTGTTAATGGTGTACTCTATTCAGAGTGCCCGACTAAAGAGGACCTTCAATAAGGTCCTCTTGCTAAAATATTAACACTAAATATCTAGAGATATGAAGAAAAATACAATCATTGAGGTTGACCTTCTTGGTACAATCATCAAAACTGCTGTCTTAGATTCCTATGGCGTCAATGACAATGACATTGTATATTTGTGCTATGCACAAAACAGACTCTTTAATATTATGGAGCAAAATGATACTCATTTAGACTATGATTCTGAAGAAGAATATAAAGTTATTCACACAGTTAATTACTGTTTGATTAATACAGTCTGTGAGTATTGCACAATGCCTGAAATCGAAGAAAAGATTGAAGGTACTAAACCTGTTGAACGTATTATCTTAGGTATAACTCGTTAGAGTTATGCTTAAGGTAATAACTAAATCAATAGCAAATGACTCAACAACAATTAGACATTAAAGCACTTAAAGAATTAAAAGCTATGCTGTTACAAACTGAAAATACTCTCAACTATAAGCTTGAGAAAACACTTGTTCCTGGTGTTAAATTAGCTAATCTCTATGTAGATTGGGCTAATGTAGGAATGAATCCTATTGCAGTTGCTCATCTTTTCTTGAAGCAATTCAATCAGGTAATTGACAGAGATGGTGGAGGTTTCCGCAAGTCTCTTGGTCGTTTAAATAGTGAGGAAAAAATATATATCCGCACTTGGGACAATGACCTTCAGGCATTTGAAAACTTCTTCATCGAAAAAGACAAAAATGGTCTTACTCTCTATTCTGCAGTGCAAGACTATAAAATTGTAAAACTTTAAACAAAGACAATTATGAAAGAATACATTCTTACACCAAAGACCACTGAAGAGGTTGTTGCTATCTACAATGTAGACAATGACCTCTATCTTCAAAGTACCACAAGACTGAACACTATTAATGCTATCATCAAAGCTATCAATGATATTACAAGTGTAGAACTTACAAAAGCCACACTTGTAGAATTAATCAGAGATGCTAAAGTGGCAGCAGTGACTACAAATCTTGGTACTGGCTACTACAAACTTACTGTAGCAAAAAACAACACTTACATCAAATTCACTATTACCTCAAATGTTAATGAGGTAGAGTGGAAACAAATTTAAACTCCAATCAGAAATGAAGAAAATTAAATCAAGCAATAAGCCTTTCATCGTGGTAGCCATTTTGGCTGCCATGATGTTTATTGGTACAATATCTGCATTTGCAGATGTAGTTCGTAATGGTGATACTTTTAAAGTAGAAGCCAAGAGTGATTCAGCGGATGCAAAGAAAACACGCTTTACTTGGGAAGATAAAGAGGGTAAAACTTATCCTATTTATGTTACCAAGAATGGTGCTTGCTATGTATATCGAATCTCCAAGAAAACTGGTAAAGAGTATAAATACTATCTACCTAAAGAAGTTGGAGGTACAATTGTCAAAGAACTCAATATTAAACTATGAGCTGGGCAGAAGAACAAGCATGGTTTGGGTCTGAAGATATGATTCTTCAGGCCCGACAACGCTACTTTGAGTTATTAGAAGAAGGTATTTGGAAAACTCAGAAAGGTGAATATCTCAAAATTAGAGATATGGACACTAACCATATTAAGAATTGTATTAAATGTATATACAAATCTAATGGTAATTGGAGACCTGAGTATTTAAGACTCTTTGAAAATGAACTCAGACGTAGAAAGTATGAAATAGTTATAAAACTCAAAATAACACTATAATGGCACAAGAAAATAAAACTATACAAGTAAATATAACCCTCGAACAAGCAAGAGAATGGGCACAAAGCGGCAATAAAACCCTAAGAGAACTAGCTGAAAGTAATTTCCCATACTATGATTTATTTCCTCATTTATATTATGAGAAAATTCAGTGTATGGGAGATGTACTGGATTATTTAGGTATTAAAAGAAGTGACTATCTACACACAATAGATATGCTCAAATATCTGAATGATGATACTCTTATACATACATATAAGATAAATCTTATAGCTAAAGCTATTAATGGTAAAGATTGGGTTCCCTCTGACCTTGATGCTGTATATATTCCTGAAATTATCTTAGAAGTCTGCACTGAAGAATCTCTCCCTCAATTAAAAAAGAGGTATGAGAACTCCCATTATTTTATTTGTATCACTAAAGATGATAATTGGATTAATGGTAGAGAGGATTTCAGATATGCTGTATTTATGCATACTGATAGACTTCAAGGTCATGCTAATATGGGAAGAAGTATGAATGGCAACCTTACTAATGAGATTTATTTTGAAACTCATGCTAAATTAGAACATACTTTTATGTACTTTGGCAGAGAATTATTTGACTTTTATAAAGGAACTGCACCTTTGAAATAATCTCAATTTATCGCAATTTATCGCAAATTGCGATATTCAAGCTCTCATAGTTCAACGGATAGAACAATGGTTTCCTAAACCATAAATAAGGGTTCGATTCCCTTTGAGAGTACAAAATATTAATCACTTAAAACAAACAATTATGGAAGCAAGAAAAAACCACTATTGGACAAAAGAAGAAAATGACATCCTAGTTAAGGCTATCATTAAACACCCTCATAATAGGTCTGCAGCCTTTAGAGAGGCTAATACCAAAATGCCTAATCGTAGCTTTAAAAGTATAGAAGCTCACTGGTATTGCATAATAGGTAATCCTCAACATAAAGAGTATGTAGGTACTCTATTTATGACTATCTCTAATAATTCTACATTGCTTAATCGCACAGTAGTTAGAGAAAACAGCCTTGTTACTCCAGTAGGAGTACTAACAAGAGTATGGACTGCAATCAAGAATCTCTTAAACCTTCATTAATATGGTTATCTTTGAAATTATTCTTTATACCTTCATTTGCATTGCTATATTTGCATTTGGATGGTCAGTGCTCCTTATGTATATTAAGGATGTATTCGCTTTACATAAACACCCTAAAGCAGCTGCTATTATACAATTGTTTATGTTGACAACTCTTATATCATCTATTGTTTATTCAATTTGTTACCATTATAATATACAACTATGGAATTAATAGAAAAAGTATTCTATGCTCTCGATGATGTTATTCTACATTCTTTAGGCGGAATCCTCTTATATTTTTTATTTGTAGCCCGCTCAAATGATATGAAGAAACTCAGAAATACTCTTGATGAGCTGAATGAAAATTTGAAAAAATACTAAAAATAATGGAATTAACAGAAGAACAACTGGATGCTCTATATGAGTCCCTCTTCGATGCTGAGAAACTTGGAAACACCGCTGCTATAGAGAAAATCTATAGGCGGTGTCTCCAATACTCAAATGGTCATGCTCTAGCAGAGTTGGCTAAAGAACTTATGTAATTATTAAACAACTATCAAAATTATGGAAGAAACAAAAAAGAAAATTAATTGGAAATCAGTATTGCTTGATGCGGGATTTTATTTGGTAATGATTCTCATTGGAGTTAATGTAGGAAGCTGGATAACCCGAAGTTATTATTCCAAACAACATGAACAAGATGTAGAACTTCTCAATCTCTATAATGATTACTATGAAAGTAGTGCTCAACTTATTGGGGATTTCATAGACAGTAATGACACTCTTGAATGTTCACCAAATAATTGGAATAATTGTTATTCCGCTTTTAAAAGCTTATATGAATATCTAAATGACGAAGAACTATGAAAACAAGAAAAGTAACATCCTCAGGAATTATTGTTGAGTTGCAGGATAAAACTGTAACTACTATATATGGAAAACACAACATTTGCATGACTATGTTCCCTAATAGAGCTGCCGCTGTTAAGGAATTTAACAAACACCGACAAAGTAATAGTCATATACTTTAAAAAATGTTAAAAGACATTGGAACATTTGCTATTTTCAAACTTTTTGCATACCTTTGTAATGCGAAAGATGAATAACACGTGTTTTGTTAGATGTCGGTGATGAACATATGTCACTTTACTGTTGAGAGAATAGGAAAGTGATTATTTTATGGTTCAGTAGCTCAGTTGGATAGAGCAACAGCCTTCTAAGCTGTGGGTCATGAGTTCGAGTCTCATCTGAATCACTATCTTAATTTGTGTGGATTTTTTGTTTTATTTTTGTTTCATTTTTGTTGTTTGTATATTCTTCAGTCTGTGAAGATAGAAGAATATTTTTATATGCCACCATGGTGAAATAGGTAGACACGAAGGACTTAAAATCCTTTAACTATTGCAGTTGTGTGGGTTCAAGTCCCACTGGTGGTACTAATTTGGTCCTATAGCTCAGTTGGTTAGAGCACCTGACTCATAATCAGGAAGTCCTTGGTTCAAGCCCAAGTGGGACCACTTAGTTGTTATACAATCGTTATTGACAAGTTAAAATCGAAACTGTAGCTTGGGAAAGTGAAAGTTAAAACCTGTGTCCATAAGAGTATAATCGTCTTATGTACACATTAAACTGGGTTTTGGGATTCTCTATATGAGAATCCCTTTTTTATGAATTTACCTTTTAAACAAAATATATCTATTATGAACAAGTTAAAGAACTGGGCATTAGCTACTATTGTAGCTGTTCCCTTAACATTTGCTGTCTGTGGTATTCATTATTACGTTACTCATGAAGATTCTGCTACACAAGAGTCAACTTATGAAGAAACTGTAGAAGAAGAACCAGAGATTATTGACCTCACTGACATTTTTGAAAGTATTTTGTCAGATTCCTTGAATTATGATACTCGCTATTATAATTATATAGAAGAATACAAGACTGTTGCCCATCTTGCTAAATATATGGCAGAGGAACAAAATGATTCTAATATAAATCTGGAAGTGTATAATCATTTCTTTATTGCTTATGGAGAAGAACTTGATACTATTAAAGTTCGAGATTTGATTCTTTATCGTTGTTTTCTAGAAGCAAAATATGGAGAATGATGCTATTTTGATTATTATTGGAATGTTAGTCATATTTACAGTATGGCTACATTTCAAATTTAATAGTGTTAATACTACTATTAAACTCATTAATTATAAACCTAGTCTTAAAAATAGACAACAATTACTAAAAGACTTGATTAAGTATAAAGTAGAACTTTTATTCTTAGTAATGAGTATTTTAGTATTAATATTTGTCTTACTTTGGATGTTATTAGAATGAGACATAATTATACTAAAAAAGAAGATGAGAGAATTATGGAAGTTATGTGTGAACATCCTAATTCTCAAACAAGAGCCTTATATTTACTCTCTATGGAACTAAATAGGTATCCTAGCTCTATTTACAATAGATTTAAAAATCATCTGGACAATCCTGAGAGTAAACATTATATGGGTTCTACATATCTAGCAATTGCTAGAAGGTGTGCTAACTTAGATAAACGAATTTTAGAATCAAAGAAACTATGATTTACGATTTACAATATTCAGAAGGTTGCTCTTTTTCTACTACTATCAATGGTAAAGAATTAGTAGACTTTACAGAAACACCTGAAGGAAAAGCAGAATTAAAGAAGCTAATCTTAGCTCTAGTAGAGAAAGTAGACGTTGATGTAGCTGATTTACAAATGCTTTTTATGGGTGCTCTTACTCAAATTGGTACTTATGAAGATGAGGGATATTGTGAGCAATGTGGTTCAAGCAATTTCTCTTATAAAGCTAAATTTGAAGTAGATGACTAGAGACCAGGTAACTGCAGAATTATTATCTGTAGGTTACAGGGATTATATACTAGAACTACCCACAGGAATGGGTAAATCCAAACAAGCTATTGAATTAATGCGTAAGTATTTGAGAAATAGAGAGGATTTGAAAGTGCTTATCCTAGTCCCTAGGGTAGTTCTAGTTAATAATTGGAAAGATGAATTAGCTAAATGGTATAAAGATTGTAAAATCAATATACAAATAGCTTGCTATAAGAGTATAGAGAAATACGCAGGTAATTGGGATATGGTAATATTTGATGAAGCTCATCATCTTACAGATAGATGTATGGAAGCTCTTGAATCATTTACCATATATCATAATATATTCCTGTCTGCTACTCTTACTAGAGATATGAAGCAAGCTATCCAAAATAGATGCCCTGGAATTTATACTTATAGAGTATCTATGAAGAAAGCTATAGAATCTGAAGTTTTACCTGAACCTACAGTTTATCTTATGCCTTTATTCCTAAATACTACTAGAATGACTGAAACCATTATTAAGAATCCTAGAGGTAAAACTACTAAAGAGGTTACTTATGATGGTAGATGGGAAGCTACTAGAAATAAACATATTAAATATATTATTCATTGTACACAAAGCCAAAAGCATGAACATTTATGCTCTATGGTAGAATGGTACAAGAAGCAGTATATGACAACAAGGAATGAAGGTCTTAAACATTTATGGCTTAGAGCCAGCTTGGATAGATTACAGTGGTTATCTAATATAAAAGTGAAATACAGTATTGATATTAACAATATGTGTATTAACAAGAAAATTAGAAGCCTAGTATTCTGTTCATCCATCGACCAATCTAACTTATTTCCTAAAACACACCCTATTAATAGTAAGAATAGTGTTAAGGATAATCAAGTGTACTTGGATAACTTCAATAAAGGAGTTATCAATAATGTGACAGCTGTTAACTCTCTTAATGAAGGAGTTAATTTGGTTAATTGTCAAGTAGGAGTATTCAATACTATTAATTCTTCTGAAATTATGACTATTCAGAAGATTGGTAGAATATTGAGACATCCTAATCCTATATTGATAATACCATACTTTAGCTCTACTAGAGAAGAAGAGCTTGTAGATAAGATGCTGGAACATTATAATAAGGATAATGTAAAGAAAATAATGAATATCTCACAAATTAAATTATGATTAAACGAGTAACAATTGACATCGACCTAATCACTAAGAAAGGATACAAAATTGATGACTATTTTGCTCTATTAGCTATGTACTATGGAGCTGAAATCAATTCTGACACCTATAAGCGCATTACTCAAGAAGGGTATCTAGATTTTGATGCCTTAGATGAAGAATTGCCTATAGGAGCCAGGATTAATGACAATGGTAAAATTATGCTAGAAGATGTAATTCTAGACAGTGAAATCAAAGAAACTAAAGACACTAATAATGGTGTTGTAGACAGGTTCTCTTGGCTTGCTGACCAACTTAGAGCATTATATCCAGCAGGTAAGAAGCCTGGTACATCTTTCCAATGGAGAGATTCTACAGCTATTATTGCTAAGCGATTAAAGGCTTTGGTTGCTTCTTATAATTGTGAATTTACAGATGAGGAGGCTATTGAAGCTACTAAGAGGTATGTAGCATCATTTAATGGTAATTATCAATATATGCAGCTATTGAAGTATTTCATTAGCAAGAAAGTTATTATTGATGGTGCTGTTGAACCTAGCTCTCAATTGCTCTCTTATATTGAAAATGCTAATGATGTAGATTCTAGTAATACTACATGGACAGATACTCTTGTATAATATGAGATATAGAAAAAATGTACTAAAACATCCATTATTCAATAGATTTAAGGAGATGATGGTCGATATTAAGACATTTTCTCCTTATATTATAAAATTCGGTTTTCTTAAAGTAATAGAAGATGGCTCACTAAAATGGGAAATAGATATTTACCCTAATAAAAAGAAATTTAATAAAATGCCATCTAATATAGAGATAATAAAGAATTTCACAGGTATTATTATTCCTCCTGATTATGTTTTAGAATATGATTCTGAGTATCCAAATATAAATCCTAATGTAGGCCATTTGGTATTTCAGCATGAAAATGATAAAACACAGAGAATGTATCTATTCTATTACCCTAGAACTGAATATACGAAATTTCACTTAATATGGGCATTAGAGAAAGAATAGTAGATAATCTACATGAGCGAAGAAATAGAATATTAGAAGGGAAGGTCAACTGTATTCCTCTACCATTTAAAAGATTTAAAGAAGAATTTCCAGGAATTGAGAAAGGTGTGTACTACCTGATTAGTGGTGGAACTAAATCAGCGAAGACTCAGATTACCAATTATTTATTTGTGTACAATACAATATTGTATATGTATTACAATCCTGGAGTTATTAAAGCCAAAATCAATTATTATCCTTTAGAAGAGACAGCAGAATCTATTACTCTTAGATTTATGGCATTTTTGCTAAATCACCTATTTAAGGTCAGGATTAGTCCTGTTGACCTTAAATCTACAAATAATGATAAACCAGTTGATTCTGCTATACTGGAGTTATTAAATAGACCACAATTCATAGAGATTATGAATTTATATGAGTCTGTAGTAACTTTCTATGATGATAAAAATCCTTCAGGTATATATAAGAATTTCAAGAGATATGCTGAGTCACACGGTAAAACATATTATAAGACCTTTAAAACCAAAGATGATTTTGGAAATGAGGTAGAAAGGAAAATATTTGATTATTATGTAGCAGATGACCCTGAAGAGTTCTATTTTATTATAGTTGACCATGTAAGCCTACTTGATTCTGAGAAGCATGGAGGTAGGTATCTAGACCTTCGAGAGACTATTTTAAAGCTCTCTGAATATATGATTATAGCTAGAAATAGGTATAATTATACTCCTGTAGTAGTACAGCAGCAATCTATTGAGACTAGTAATCTTGAAGCCTTTAAACAGGATAAAATTAGACCAACTATGGCTGGTTTAGGAGATTCCAAGTACACAGGTAGAGATTGCTCGGTTATGCTGGGTATTACTAATCCTTATAGTTTTGAAAAACCTGAATACCTTAACTATGATATTACTACACTCAAAGACAAATTTAGATGTCTAGAGGTAGTATTAAATAGAAATGGTAGAGCTAATGGTTTGTGTCCCCTGCTCTTTGATGGTGCTATTAATGCATTTAAAGAGCTTCCTAAGCCTAATGACCCCAAGATTATAGAAATATACAATGGAGTCAAACAGAATAAAAATCTATTCTTTATTACATTTAAACGAATTTTAAAACCAAAAAACATCTAACAATTATGGCAAATGTATGCTTAATCATGGGTAAATCAGGTACTGGTAAATCTACTTCGATTAAAACCCTCGACCCTAAAGAAACTGTAATCTTTAATATTTTGCGTAAGCGTCTACCTTTTAAAGGTTCTAAATCTGTATATAATGAGCAGAATAAGAATCTGTTCTTGCTGGATGATTATGCGCAAATTGTAAATTTCCTCACAGCTATTGACAAAAAGGCTACTCATGTAAAGAATGTAGTTATTGATGATGCTACTTACATTATGCGTAAGGAATATTTCAAAACTGCAAAGCTTACTGGTTATGGTAAATATACAGATATGGCTGCACATTTTCAAAATGTGATTAATACAGCAGAATCTATGAGAGATGATGTAAATGTATTTCTCATTATGCACTGCGATGAAGTTATCTCTGATAATACTATTGTAGGTTATAAGCCTTCAACTGTAGGTAAATTGATTGACAGTTCTTATAATCCTGTAGAAGTAGTTCCTATTGTGCTTTTCTCTATGGTAAAGTTTAACGATAAAGGTGAAGCTACTTATGGTTTTGCTACTCATAAGTTCATGGATGGTCAAATTGAAATTCCTGCTAAATCTCCAGCAGATATGTTCGATGAAGATTTTATTCCTAATGACCTTGGTACAGTAGTAAAAGCTATGAATGAGTATTATGGTTAAATAATCTTAAATATTTTAATATCCCGACTAAACTAACTAAATTTGTAATCCATTAATTTAAAACATTATGAAAGAACTTAACAAATCTGACAAAGTAGCTATCAAACGTATTGCTGGTATTCTCTATAACACTTGTGTTAAGAAGATGGAGAAAATTCAAAGTAAGATTGATGAACTGCAAAAAGAACTTGCAGAGCAACAAGAAGCTATGAATAAAATGGATACTGTTCCTTATTTGACCAATAGCACTTATAAAGCATTTGACCTTGTAGAACGTAAAGAGACTCTTTCTCGCGATAATAATGGTAAAGAAGTTAAGGTTGTTACTTATGAGTTTAAGTATCCTGATACTATTTACCCTGCTATGGAAGCTCCTACTCTCACAATTGATGAAGCTGAGGCAATGTCTCAAGATTTCCTTACTGGAGAAATTGTAGAAGAAGTAAATCAAGTAGAAGTAGCTCAAAAGGCAATTGAAGATGCACAAGATGTGCAATTGCAAGCTGAACACTTTGCTCCTATGGCTCAAGTAGAGACTCCTGATGAAGCTACTGAAGTTCCTACTGTAGGTGAGGATACAACAGCTTCTACTGAAGAATCTTATAACCCCTTTATGTAATTTATTAATTTAACTATAAACATCTAACAATAAACAATTTAAAACTATATTATTATGGCAATCTCAACTGGTAAAAAGTCAACTGTAAATTCTTTCTCTTTCAAGCGTTATATTGGTATTGCACCTTGTAAAGTTCTTGCTGTTAATCCCAACAAGGCTAAGATGGAAGAACTCTTTGGTTCTGCTCCTGAAAATGAGCCTGTTTATGTAGGTAAGGATGAAAAGCTGAATGTTCCCACTGCACGTATTACATTTGTAGTACAGCCTATTGCTGATTTTGAAGTAGCCCCTATTTCTATTAGTTTCTTTCTTACTAAGTCTGCAATGATTTCTCAAGCAGGTAAATGTAAGGTTATTGACAAATATGGTCGCACAGCTTGGGTGACTAAGGAAGAATTTACTGCAAAAGCTATTCCTATGTATTCTAATGGTCCTGCTCAATTGGATAAGGACTATAAGCCCTGCTATATTGGTCAAGAAGAATTAGTAAAGTTCCTCATTAGCTATATGTGGATTGAGCCTATCAAGCTTTGGAATAACAATGAACGTAAGTTCTATGAAAACCCCAATAAGGATGCTTGCGAATGTTCTCTTGACAATATTGACAAGTATTTCAATGGTGACATTTCTGAGATTACAAAGTGTCTTGAAATTCAACCTGAGAATATTGTAGACATTTGCTTTGGTGTTCGTACTACTGAAGATGGTAAGCAATATCAAGCTTTCTTCAAGGAAGAATTTACTCGTGGAGGTGCTCGCTCTCATAAGAATATTGAACGTGCTCTTCAACAGGCTAAAGAACGTGGAGCATATGCTACTACTGAATATGCTACCACCGACTTTAAGGAGTATTCTTTCCAAGTAACTGAATTTAAGCCTCAGGCAGAGAATGAGGTTCTTCCTGATTTTGCTCCTGCTGCTTCTGCTGTACCTGATTTTAGCACTCCCACAGCATCGGAGGACAATCTCCCTTTTAACAATGCCTCTGAAGAAACTCCGTGGTAATATATGATTTCAAGAGGTCGGTCATCTATAATGTTGGCTGATGTCTTAAAAGTTACTACAGAGGCTGAAATTGCTAACTATTACTTGGGGATTACCACTATACCCTGTGTAATAGTTAGCCCTCTAAGAGAGGAATCTAAACCATCATTTAGTATATATTCTAATGATGGGGTTAAAGTTCATTTCTTAGATTTTGCTACTAGAGAACGAGGTTCTATATTTGATTTATTATGTAAAATGTATCATATGAACTTTGCTGATTTAATACCTATGATTTATAAAGATTTTAAATATAGGACTAAATCAGGAGTTGCTGGTGCCAAATCTGTTTTTAAAAGCATAGTTAACAAAGAGTGGACAGATGTTAAAGTATCTGTTAGAGAATGGCAACAACATGATATAGAATACTGGGAATCATATGGAATATCTCTTGAGTGGCTCAAATATGCAAATGTCTATCCTATCTCTCATAAGATTATATTCAAAGGAAGTAATAAGTATTGTTTCAAAGCTGAAAAATATGCTTATGCTTTCGTTGAATTTAAAGAAGGAAAGACAACATTAAAAATCTATCAACCTTTCAGTAAAACTTTCAAATGGTGTAATAAACATGATAAATCTGTAATCAGTTTATGGACTAAAGTACCTAGAGAAGCAGACAAAATTTGTATTTGTGCTTCATTAAAGGATGCTCTCTGTCTTTGGTCTAATACTGGCATACCTGCTATAGCTATACAAGGAGAAGCTATGAGTATGAGCAAAACAGCAATACAGAGTTTAAAGAATAGATACAAGAAAATTTATATCTTACTAGACAATGATACTGCTGGTTTGGAAAATGCTAAAAAGTTAGCTGAAGAAACTGGATTTACAAATGTTGTATTACCTCCTTTTGAAGGTGGAAAAGACATTAGCGATTTATACAAAGTGTCTAACAAACAAACATTTCTAACAACTTTAAAACAATTATTTTATGGAAACTCGTAAACAAATTTATGCTCACATTGTTAATAACAATTTGCAAGAAGAAGTCAAAAAGGCTTATGGTCGTAATTATACTCAAGTAGGAAATGAGGACCTTTTGCGTATCTATGACCAACATATTATGAACAGAGCTTCTGAAACAAAGGCAAAGAAGGAAAATGTCAGTAAAAAGGATTGTAAATGCAATAGTGACCTTTTTAAAGTCCAATCCGCTCTTGTTGCTCTTATTTCTGAGCTTGTTATTGCGCGCAGGCTCAAGGCTGCTGATGCAGAAGCTATTATGAATCTTTTGCAATAAATCATAAAGGCAGGGGATTAAATTCTCCTGCCTATTTAATTTCTAACATCTAACAAACCACTATTATGATTATAAAACAAGAAACTGCAAACGAAGCACAAGTAATTGGTGACATTGAGAATAACAAAGTTGGTATTGACCGTGCTAACATTGATTTTATTGCTACTCTGTTAACTTCTAATCTTTATTCTAACCCATTTGAGTCTTTCTTGCGTGAAACCATTTCTAATGCATATGATGCTCAAGTAGAGGCTGGTAATCAAGATAAGAATATAATCCTGCTAATCCAAGACCATAAAGAAAATTCTAATGAACTGCGTATCTCTATTAGAGATTATGGTACTGGTATATCTCCTGAGAGATTTGACACTATTTATAATAAGATTGGTAGCTCTACTAAGAGAGAATCTAATGATTATATTGGTGGTTTGGGTATTGGTAAATTTGCAGGATTATCTTTATCAGATGTAGTAGAAATCAATAGTTATTACAATGGTACATTGTATAGTTACTTGATGTATAAGAATGGTACAGGTATTCAAATTGATAAAATATCAGAAGAACCTACAGAAGGTGAGAATGGTGTTGAAGTATCTGTAGTAATTCCTTATAATAGATACTCATATTCAGAGAACAACAAGAAAGCACAAGCTATTTATAATATGTGCTATTTTGAAAATCTTGTTGCTATCTGTACTTCAGAGAAATTTCAATATTTCTCAGCTAAAGACTTTAATGAAAGGACTATTGTAGTAAAAGACAATTATAGTTTCTGTGAATTACAATCAGATTGCATAGCACTTAAAGTAGGCAAAGTCTTGTATCCTACTCAAACTTATAATATGGATACTCCTATAAGTAAAGTTGCTATCAATATTCCTATTGGTTCTGTCACAGTAACTCCTAATAGAGAAAGTCTTATTTATACTGATGAAACATCAAAATTTGTAAATAATAAGTATGAAGCTGCTGTAAATGATTTATGTAAAGATATAGCAAATGCTTATAAGAAAGAACTTACAAACTTGTATGAGCTTCAAAAGTTCTTTATAGACCAAGTTTTATATTATAATCCTTGTACAGGTGAAATATCGAACAAACAAGTATCTAGGAAATATTATGAAAGAGTTGTAGATAATCTTGGTCTTAAAGATGAGGCTATAAAATTCCTCAGAGGAGGTTGGATGAATGATTTCGCTATTCCTATGTTGTATGTAATGCGTTATATTAAACTTGGGGATATTTGGAGTATGCCTAAAGGCAGTTATGCTATTCCTTGCTTCTTTACTAAGTGGCACACTACTTTTAATAGAATATTAATCTTAGATACTGATAAAATAAGTATCAGAACTAAAGCTTGGGCTAATGACCACTATAACCTTACTAATACCGTAGTAATGCATATTGATGATGCAAGAGCTTATTTAAAGGCTGCTACTAAAACTCTAATAAGAAAGTATGGATATTCTGCAAGTATCATAAGAGCTTACATCAAAGACTTTATTAAATACAATAAAAATCTCTATATCCTAAAAGAGTCAGATATTCCTGAAGATTTTAAAGTCACCAGGTCAGTATCAATAGCTAAAACTATTAAAACAAATGAAAATGATATTACGGTAGATGAATATGCGGGGAATAGTTATACCAGAACTAATTTAAGACTCTTTAAAAGAAACCGTGCTAAAGATACAATTATATATGCTACAAGGTCTAAAGATATGCCTGAATTATTTTTAGCACACTCTAAAATATTTTATCCTAGTTCAGAACATCATTTAGTTTTTTGTGCTATCTCTAAAGATACTATCAATATTGTCCAAGACTGGAAAAATTGGATTTCTTTTGAGGAATTTATAAAGACTCCTAATAAATATATCTCTAGAGTAATGGCAGCTACTGTAATTAGAGCACAACAATTACCTACCTATGCAGAAGCTATATTGAGTGATGAAGTTCGTAGGAAATTAGTATTAAGACGTACTTTCCTTAGTAACAATTCTGAAGTTCTGCCTACCGCTCTCAAGGAATATTATACAGAAAGAAAATGGATAGATACTGAAGCAATTGCTTATTATTGGCTATCTGATGCTATACTGGAGTATATGAAGGCTACTGGTAAAGTAGCTAATGAGGGTCATAAGCTTCTCCAAGCTATTGCTATTGACAGCTTGCCTAAAGAAACTCTTGTAAAATTACCTGCTTATCTAATGCTTAAGAAAACTAGCAACGAAACTCTTAAAACTATTGTAAAATGAAAATATTCAGACTAAAGAACAATCTTATTATTAACTTTACAAATGGTACTTCTTACAGGAGTACAGATTGTACAGACAAGTTTTTTGCTTCACTAAAAGGAAGAACTGAGCAAGAGATTAAAGATATTGTTCAGATAGATAAATTTAGTGAACAGGAGATTATCTCAAGGCTCAAGGATTCTAAAATCCTTGAGCAAAGAGGTATGTCTATTATTATGCCTTCTGTATCTAGTGTAACTCTTCCTATGGATTTGGTTACCAAGATTCTTACAGAGGAGTTCTCAAATGGTAATGTTCAAAAGTATATTAACTTCTGGAAACTTGTATCTCTTAATCCTGATGACCGAGTAAGAGCTAATATTTATTGGTTTCTTAAAAGATGGAATGTTGAAATTACTAACGGTGGTCTTTGTGTAGTATATAGAAATGCTAATATCAAGACTCGTGGTAAAATCAATACTGATTTTGCTAAATGGATTATTGAGCAGTATTATGACATTAAGTATAATAAGAAAGAAAATCCTGCTAATTATTTTGTAAATTCGCTAAGTTTTAATAACTTTGCAGAAACTTACGAGATTACAGATGACCCTGAAGATGAAAATCTTGCTTCATTGTACTATGATATTGTCAATAATAAAGCTGATGTAGATACTTATACAGATGCTCATTCAGGTACTACTACTATTAAAATTGGAGAACCTGTACGTATTCCTAGAGAGGATTGTGATTCCAATCAAGAGAACTCTTGTAGTACAGGTCTTCATGTAGGAGGTAAAGGCTGGCTTAAACAAAACTATTTTGGTTATGTAGGCTTAGAGTGCTTGGTTAATCCTGCTAATATTGTAGCAGTTCCTACTATTGATGACTATGGTAAACTCAGATGCTGTGAGTATTATCCTGTAGGTATCATTGAGTATGATGAGGATGGTGAAATTGTCGATAGAGCTTACTCTGTAGACTATGAGCTTGAAGTTCTCAAGGATTCTCTGTATGACGGAGTAATCAATAATGAAGATGGTAATCAATTTATCATTGAAACTAATTATATTTCTAGAGAAGATATTTATAATTCTTATACTAAACAAATTGAATAATTATGAAGAAAACTGTTGTTTCCGTAACTTCTAACAATCTTAATGATGTGCTCAAAACTCTCAGTGAAGCATTTGGCGTTGAAATTGGTATATTACCTCCTCCTGACTTTGGTCACGATGTTTTGGCTACTGCCCATGATTTTGACTACTATCATGAGTGTGTTGCTAATAAAGTTGGTATTAAGTCTTCTAATTTGAGGAATATCTTTGTTAAGATTGCTCCTCATTATATTGAAGGTGTAAAGCAATTCTATTATTGGGAAATTGCTTTGGATATGGATAATCATTATAAAGACCATATCCTTAATTCAAAGGAATTATGGATGATTAATCCTCTGCGTCATACACCATATAAGATTGGTGATAGGGAAAATATTAAACAGATGTATAAATTTATTCCCCTCTTCCGTAGTAAGGAAGAATGTCAAAAAGCTATTGAAATTGTGTGTGGAGAATAAGAAAATAAAAAATGCAACCTCTACTACAGTTGATGGTGTAGAATTTAAGTCCAAAATGGAAGCCAGGGTTTATCAAATCCTGGTTTCCGAAGGGCTTAATCCTGAATATGAATCAAAAACCATTACTTTATGGGAAGGGTTTACTCCTACAATACCTTATTATAAAAAAACTAAAGGCTCTTTAAACTATCTAGAGAAAGCTAAAGTTAGAAATATTACATATACACCTGACTTTTATTTCAACTATAATGGTTTAAATGTCTATATAGAAGTTAAAGGTTTTGTTAATGATGTATTCCCTGTAAAAAAGAAAATGTTTAGGAAATACTTAGAAGAGAAAGAATCTCCTGCTATGGTATTTGAAATATATACATTAACACAGTTGAAGGATGCACTATTAAAGATTAAATCTTATGGCAGCACTCCTAGCAAGAATTGAGGAGCTTTTAAAATATCTCCCAAAGAAAGACTATAAAATAGCTAATTACTACCTTTTAAACAGAGATTGGCAAAGTCTACTTGAAATTGTTAACTCTGACATCTATTTAGCTGAAAAACACCAAGCGAAAAATGATAACCCAGAATGGGAATCTATACAAGTAGATGAGTTACATGAACTTCGTGCTACTATAGAGGAGTTTGTGATTACTATCTATGGAGAATTAGATTTCTATTCAGATTTAGAAGAATAATATGACAAAAAGTTTAAAAGACCTCGCCCTTCCTATTACTGAAGAAGAGTATAGAGCAGATGATGCTCTATCATATTCTACTTTAGCTAAATTTGATAGAGAAGGTTTTAACAATCTTGGTAAACTCTTTGATAGAGTTGAAACATCATCATTGACATTTGGCTCTGCTGTAGATAGTATTCTAACTGGTGGAGATGAAGAGTTCAATGAAAGATTTATTGTGGCTGAATACATGGAAGAAGTTCCAGCAGCTATTTCTAATGTAGTACGATATTTGTACAAAGAACATCCTGAAGTAGATAAACTTGCAGATATTTATGATACCTTTATCATAGAGGCTACAGAAACTCTGCAGTATCAGCTTAATTGGAGGCCTGAAACCAGGGCTAAAGTTATTAAGGAGAAAGGTTCAGAACTATTCCAGTTCCTTAAAATGGCTGATGGTAAGCAGATTTTAACTCAAAGTACATATACTCAAGTAGTAGCAGCAGTAAATGCTTTACGAGAGTCTGAAGCTACCAAATTCTATTTTGCTGAAGATAATCCTTTTGAGAATGTTGAAAGGTTGTATCAGCTTAAGTTTAAAGGTAGAGACCCTAAAACAAATATCCCTTATCGTTGTATGATGGACTTATGTGTGGTAGACCACGATAATAAAATTATCATTCCCTGCGACCTTAAGACTTCACACAAGCCTGAATGGGATTTCTATAAATCATTTGTAGAATGGAGATACCATATTCAGGCAAGGCTGTATTCCCGACTTCTGAAACAAGCTATTGAAAAAGACCCCTATTTTAAAGACTTTAAAATTGATAATTATAGATTTATAGTAGTCAATAAAGAAACTTTAACTCCTATGGTTTGGGTTTATGAAAACACTCATACTGAAGGTACTGTTAAATATGGTCCTAATCAAGAATATGAGCAGCATGACCCCTATGCTATAGGTGAAGAGCTTACCTACTATTTAGATTCACAACCTAAGACTCCTGTAGGTATAGAGCCTAATGATATAAACTCCATTGATTACTGGTTAAACAAAAAATGAATAAGTTATGCGTGACAACAAAGCCCTAGAATGGTTAGATAATAATGAACTCTCTTATAATATCTGGGAAAAGAAATATAGACACAATGAAGAATCTTTTGACGAATGGTTAAACCGAATTTCTAACAATAATGAACAACTAAAGGGAGCTATTGTTGCTAAGAAATTTATATTTGGAGGTCGTATTCTCGCTTCTAGAGGAGTAACTGATAGAAAGGTTACATATTCTAATTGCTATGTAATTGCACCTCCTGAAGATAACTTAGAATCAATTTTTGAGTGTGGAAAAAAACTTGCAAGAACGTACTCTTATGGGGGTGAACACACAGCAATGCTCCCTCACACAGTAATGTGTGCATAAAAAACTTAGTGAACCTACAGATGTAGGGTGTTAATTAAATATTAATTAGCTAACGGTGGACATCCTTAAAGGACAATACCGTGCTTTATATGTATAATTATGGAAAGTATGATTCCAGAAAATTTAAGACCTATACCTGGATTTTTAGGCTACTACATTACTAATGATGGTAAAATATTTTCAAATAGAAAATATAAGAAATTAGTAAAAATAATAGGAAAAGAAGATAAAGACGGGTATATGGAAATAGGTTTATACAAGAATAAAAAGAGGTATTTTAGAAGAATACATAGACTAGTATTAGAAGCTTGGAGTTCTAATCCTAATAACTACACACAAGTTAACCATATAGACGGTAATAAGAAAAATAATCATATTTCTAATTTAGAATGGTGTACTTGTGAGTATAATATAAATCATTCTTTTAAAGTTCTTAATAGAAAACCTACCATATCTACTAATAAAAAAGTAATTCTTACAAATAAAAGAACTAACGAAAGTAAAATGTTCTTTAGTATAAAAGAATGTGCTAAATATTTAGGTATATCTTACGAGCATTTAGGTAGAATATTATCTACACAGTATGATATAAACAAAAGTAGAAAACTTAAATTTTACTCTATACAGTATGAAGTATAACGACTATCCCATAAGGGAGTACATAGAAGGTGCAATTCCTACTATGGAAGTGCTAAGCCCCTGCTTGCAGGGTGAAGATATAGTCTATTCCCCTACTAAATATCGGGAAACCGAGGGTATTAAAAGGGCTGTGGAATTGATGTTTCAAAACTTGCTCCAAAAGGAGCCAAAATACATAATGCAGCAAATACCACTAGTGGTAGTACCTCTTTCATGGACTTCTTTTCCTACATTACTGGTCTCATTGGACAAGATGGAAGAAGAGGAGCACTTATGATTTCTATCTCCTGTGAGCATCCTGATGTAGAAGATTTCATCAATCTTAAGAGTGACCTTAATATTTGTACTAAGGCTAATATCTCTGTAAGGGTTACTGATGAATTTATGAAAGCTGTTAGAGATGATAAATACTGGGTATGCAGTTTCCATAGACCTGAATCTGATGAAACTATTCAGAAAATGTATAAAGCTAAAGATTTATTTAGACTCTTAGCTAAAAGAAACTGGGAAATGGCAGAACCTGGTATCCTCTATTGGGATAATATTACTAAGTACAATCTGCTGGATAAGCATAAAGACTTTGAATATGCAGGTACAAACCCCTGTGCTGAAGAACCGTTACCTGCAGGTGGTAGTTGTCTTTTAGGTTCTATAAATTTATCAGAATTTGTAAAAAAGCCTTTTACTTTAGAAGCTGAAATTGACTGGGATTCTCTTATTAAAACCACTAGATTAGCTGTTAGGGAGCTTAATAATGTCCTTAATGAAGGCCTTGAACTTCACCCTCTGCAAGAACAACGTGACTCTGTTAGAGATTGGAGACAAATAGGTCTTGGTATCATGGGTTTGGCAGATATGCTTATTAAGCTCAATAGAAGCTATGATAATGTTCAAGGTAGACAAGTAGCAGAGAATGTTATGCGAGTAATTTCCTCAACTGCTATTGGAGAATCTGCTAGATTGGCTGAAAAATATGGCTGTTTCCCTAAGTGTGATATTGACGCACTTACGGCTTCATCATTCTATAAGACACTGTTACCACATTTGAGTAATATTACTATTGAACGCATTAAGAAATATGGTTTATACAATTCTCAATTACTTACTTGTGCGCCCACTGGTTCTATTGGTACTATGCTTCAGTGTTCTACTGGTATTGAGCCTGTATTTGCTTTCAGTTATAATAGAACCACAAAATCTCTTCATGGGAAAGATGAGGTCTACAAAGTATATACTAAAATAGTAGAAGATTACAAGAAAGCTACTGGTAATGAAGAATTGCCTAGCCAATTTATTGAGTCTAAGGATATAGCACCTCTTAATAGAGTATTAATGCAAAGTGTTATTCAGAACTTTGTAGATGCTTCTATATCTTCAACTATCAATCTTCCTGAATCTGCTACTATTGATGAAGTAGAAGAGATTTATATGGCAGCTTGGAAATTCGGGCTTAAAGGAGTTACAGTTTATAGACAAGGTTGCCAAAGAGAGGGTATTCTGAATGTAGAAGATAAACCTAAAATTGTGTCAGAATCTTCAGCACCTAAGAGACCTAAGACTCTTGTAGCAGAGAATCAAGTTGTGGTAGTTAAGGGTGAGAAATATCTAATCTCTGTCGGATTATTAGATGAGAAGCCTTATGAACTATTTATTACTAAATTAGGTAGGACTGTACCTAAAGAATGGCATTTCTTTGGTAAAATTATAAAGATAGCTAAAAAGCATTATGCTTTAGAGTCAATGTATTGCTGCATTGACCATCTTGGGCATGATAGTACTCCTGAGATTAAGACTTCTGCTCTTTATATTTCTATGCTCCTTAGACATGGTGTTGATATTAAATTTATTATTAAAACAAGCAAGAAGGTAAATAATCTTGTAACCTCCCTGAGTGCTGCTATTACTAGAGTATTATCTAAGTATCTTCCTAAAGAAGTTACAGGAGATAAATGCCCAGAGTGTGGAGAAGCTCTTATTAATGAAGGAGGTTGTATTCATTGTCCTTCTTGTGGTTGGAGCAAATGTAGTTAATATGTCTGGATGTTTATATGCACAAGCAGGTTCTCAATTTTGTGAAACTTGTCCCATGCTTGCTGAATGTCAAGAAGCCGAACTACAAGCAGATAAAGAAGATGCTGCTTATTGGCTTCGTCAGAAAGATATTGCTAAAAAATACGCAGAACAGCTAAATAGAGAAAGGCAAAATATGAAAGATTTATTATGGAACTAAAAGATACAATCAATTGGATGGCCTCTAATAATTACAAAGAGAGGTTTATTGCTGAATATCAGCAATTGAAAATTCGTATTCACAGTTTAGAGAAGCTACTGGAAGATTGGTCAAAAGGCAAGTTGGAATTTCAACCAACTTGCCCTAAAGACCTTCTTAAAGAACAATTATGGAGCATGAGAGAATACAGAAAGTGTTTAAGAAAACGTGCTCTTATTGAAAATATTAACCTTTAAAATTGATTTAAATATGAAAATTAAAATAAAACTTCTTGACGGTCAACAGATTCCCGCAATTATTAAAAAGGGAGATTGGATAGACCTTAGGGCTGCTGCAGATATTGATTTTAAAGCCCCCAGTTTAAATGAAGAATTTATCAAATGCAAGAGAAATGCTGATAAATTAGAGTGTAATAATGTATTATTTCAATATGCATTGATTCCTCTTGGTGTATGTATGGAACTTCCTAAGGGTTATGAGGCTATCCTTGTATCTCGTAGTAGTACCCCTAAGAAATATGGTATTATGATGCCTACAGGTTTTGGTGTCATTGATAATTCATACAATGGAGACTCTGATGAGTGGATGATGCCTGCTATCTCTCTTAAGCCTACATCTATTAACTTTGGTGACCGCATTTGCCAATTCCGTATTCAGCTTTCTCAAAAGGCTACAATGTGGCAAAAGATTAAGTGGTTGTTTACCAGTAATATTAAATTTAAAGTTGTAGAAACTTTAGGTAATACTGATAGACAAGGTATTGGTGAAGGTACCGGACACAATGACTAATTACTAATCAAACTTAATTTATTCATATGATTCTGACATCTATTTCTATAGGTGTTTCTATTGTGCTTGCTACTATTTTAGTAGCAGGCACTTTTAAGAAATACAAATACACATACAATTTCGCAAAAAACTTTGAAACCTGTGGTCTTATTGTTATGCCATTTTATAATAATGGTAATCAATATAACTTCATTATAGACACTGGAGCTTCTCAATCTCATATATCATCCACTGTGGCACCACTCATTAGAGGTGCTCGAAGAAAAGAATGTTATAATATCTTTGGTATTGGCAATGAAACTATAGAAGAAGCTATTATTACTACTCTCAGATATAAAGATAAAGTCATGAATGTTAAGGTGTATCCAGCAAAAGCTCTTGATAATAGCTTTGTTCATGTTAAAATGCCTGTTCATGGTATTCTTGGTAGTGATTTTATTATTAAAAATAAAATAGTTATTGATTCTACTAAACAAACACTTATATTTAAATGATATATTTAGTAACTAATTCACAAACACTATTTAAATCAGACTTATATGAAGTTATTTCTGTAGAAAAAGCATTAGATATACTAGATTCTAAAGAACTTTGGCAATTAGATACTGAAACTAATGGTAGAAATTGCCATATATGCAAGCTATTATGCGTACAATTTGGTAATAAATCTATAGATACTCAAATAGTAGTAGACTGTGAAACTATAGATATTAAGCTATTTAAGAGCATCTTGGAAAGTAAATTCTTTGTACTACAAAATGCAAAGTTTGATTTACAGTTCTTCTATTCAATAGGTATTATCCCTAGAAGAGTCTATGATACTATGATTGTAGAGCAGCTTATATATCTAGGATACCCAACTAAAAAAGAAGACCCTTATAATGGTATCTCTTACAGCTTGAAAGATATTGCAGATAGAAGATTGGGAGTAGAGATTGATAAATCTGTCAGAGGGGAGATTACTTGGAGAGGTCTTGATGATGTTGTTATAGAGTATGCTGCTAATGATGTAGTATATTTGGAGGATATTATGCACTCTCAAATGCAAGAGTGTAAAGAGAAGGGATTAGTGATAGCTGCTAAATTAGAATGTGAATTTACGCCAGCTATTGCATATTTAGAGTGGTGTGGGATTAAGTTGGATGAGAAAAAGTGGAAAGCTAAAATGTGGAATGATACTCTGGAAAAAGAGAAAGCACAGAAGGAGCTTGAAGCTTTTATTATAGAGTGTTCTGAAAAAGGTTATAAGAAAATACCAGCTGACTCATTCAAAAAATATGTATATGTAAATTTACAAGGAAGTTTATTTGATGGCTTTGATACCACTCCTAAAGTAAATATTAACTGGTCTAGTCCTAAGCAGGTTATTGAACTTGCTAAATTGCTTGGCTTTAATACTGTGACTCAGGATAAGAAATCAGGAGAAGATAAAGATTCAGTAGTGGAGAAATTATTAGGCAAACAGAAAACTGTGTGTCCTGAATTTCTTAAACACTATTTCAATTTTAAAGAGCATGAAAAAGTTTGTGCCACTTATGGACAATCTTATTTAGATGCTATAAATCCTATTACAGGTAGAATACACTCTCAATTTAGAGCTATTGGTACTAAATCAGGAAGAATGGCTTGTGGTTCTAATTCCCAAGATACAGACCTAGCTAAATTAAAAGGAATAAAAGACAAAAAGAGGTGTGTATATGTACAATTGCAGAATCTACCTGCTGATGATGCTACTAGAGGAGCCTTTGTACCAGAGGATGGGAATTTAATGTGTTCCTGCGACTTTAGCGCCCTTGAGAGTCGCTTGGGTGCAGATATTTACAATGAACAAGCTATGCTTGATGAATTTTTACATGGTGGTGGAGATATGCACTCTCTATGTGCTAAGATGGTATTTTCTAAAGAGTTAGAAGGTATAGAAGTAAAAGATGTTAAGCATGAAAGACCGGATTTAAGAAAGAAAGTTAAATCTGTGGAGTTTGCAAAGCAGTTTGATTAATATTTTACTAAATTACTTGTATAATTCAAATATTTATTATAATTTTGTGTGTAAATATAAAAAAAATATGGATACAGAAAATTTAAAAATAGATTATTTGAAAGGATGTTCTATTAAAGAACTACAAGAGAAATATAAATTTAAAGGTGTAGGTACTTTGTATTATTATCTAAAGAAATTAGGTATTAATAATAGAGGCAAAATCAAACACTATGAAAATCCTTTTCTGAAAGAATCTAAAGAAAGAGATTATTGGTTAGGTTGGATATTCAGTGATGGTTGTGTAGTAAATACACCTAGAAATAAATTTGTGTACTTAGCTTGTTTGGATTTTGATATACTATTAAAATTTAAAGAGTTTTGTGGAGATAGAGCAAAACTTAATAAGTTTGAATATATTACTCCCGTTTCTAAAGAAAAAAGAGTAATGTATAAAGTAGTAATCAATTCTACAGAACTTGTACAATATTTTAGTGAAATACACCACATCTCTGGAAATAAGGCTAGTACCTTAAACCCTGATATAGAAATTAATTGGGACTTATTAAGAGGTGCTCTTGATGGTGATGGTTCCTTTAAAAAGGGTGTAGTATTAACTAGTAATAGTAAACAATGGATATATAAAGTATCTGAATTTTATAATTCCTATAATATACATTATACTATAGTAAAAGACACTGCTTATAGATTAGGGGTTTATAAAAAAGAGGATATTAGAAAAATCTATAAATACTTGTATAGTAATACTAATTTATATCTAGCTAGAAAAGAAAGAGACTTATACAGACTGGCTAAAGAGGAATCTTTAGAAAAATAGATTGGGTGAATTGCTGGAAAGCTAAGTAGTAATATATGCTAATCAGCAGCCAAGCACACCTTTAACAAAGTGTGAAGGTTCAGAGACTAATAGTTGAAACTCAGGAATGAGAATATAATACTAACACGAGTGCCCAACACCTAGAACAGGTGAAGATATAGTCCGATACTCTTTAGAAATAAAGAGAATTAAAGATTAAATACTTTAATGTAACAATTGTGGAGGCTCTAGTAAGGCAATATCAGAATCTTTAGGTTGTAGTGTGGAAGAAGCAGATGTATTCTCTAAAGCTTATGATGAGGGTTTTAAAGGTGTAACTGCTTTCGCAAAAGAAGGTTCTAAGAATGTGCGTAAAAATGGTTATGTTCTTATTTGCAAATATACAGGACATAAGATGTGGTGGTGGGACCACAATGAATGGTTAAAAAGGCAGAAGAGTTTTACTACCGAGTTTTGGGATAAATATAGAACCATTAAACAAGAATGGAGCTCTAAACCTCATTCTCCTCTTGAATCTCCCCCTAAAGAATTATCTCTAGTTAGGTATCATTTTGCTGCTGCTAGTAAATGGGATAGAATGGCACTCAATGCCCCAACGCAAGGCTCAGGCATTATAATTTTGAAAGATGCTATGATTCAGCTATTTAACTATATTGTAGAGAATAATTATTTTGGTGTGATTAAACTCTGTGATTTAGTTCATGATGAAGCAGTAATAGAATGTCCTAAAGATATGATGTCTTGGGTACACCCAATGCTGGAAAAGATGATGCTTGATTCTGCGGCTAAATATTGTAAAGCTCTTCCAATACCAGCAGTAGGAGAAGTAGGAGACCATTGGATTCATTAAAAATTCTTAAATTATTCATCTATTAAATTATTTTATATAACTTTGTATGAGTTTCGTAAAACCATTAAAAGTTAGTGATTCACTGACTATAGATACAGTTACTATTAGTAAAGATTATTATGATTACTTACTAAGATGTGACTCTTATATAACAAAACATAAAATTAAAATTAAACAACCCAAAATAAAATTATGATAACAAATAATAATATTAGAACATACAGAGCCACTAAGGTTATGTATGTTAATAATCAAGTATTTATGAAGCCTTCGGATATTGTAACTGTTTATCCTGAAGGTACTGTTATTAACCACACAACTGCCAAAATTGCAAAAGATGATGGAGAATGTCGAAGGTTATTACTTACAGGTGACTGGGCAGATGCTTTATATGAGTATGCACCTATGGTTGTTGACAAAGAAAAAATAAAAACTACTACTCAAGTAGAGGATAAGGTTAATAAGCCCAGTCACTATACTTGGTTAGCAGATGCTTTGAAGAAAAGGTTTAAAGTAGATATTAATCCTATTCATATTATAGAATTGTTCAACTTTAATCGTGGTAACATTCTTAAATATACTGTTAGAGCAGGCTATAAAAAGGAAGAAGGCTATGATGATAAAGAGAAAGAAATTGAAGACTTGAAAAAGGTTATATTTTACGCTAATCAAGAAATAGAAAGGATAACAAATGGCTAGATATGCTATATGCAGTAATTGTGACAGGCTCTATAGATATGAGCCTGTTACTACAATGGAGTATGGTAATACTATCACTACTGTAAAGTGTGAACATTGTGGTTTTGAAGTTAAAACTACTAGAAGCCATATGCATGAGGGTTCAGACTCTCTTGGAAAATAATCAATCTTAATTAACTATTCACCGATAAAAATGAAGAAACTACTTAAATTTGAAGCCTCATGGTGCAATCCCTGCAAGGCTATGGACAGTGTGTTAGAACAAGTGAAAGACCTCTTTGAGATTACTCATATAGATATAGAAGAAGAGGATTCTCATGAGCTGGTATTAGCTTATAGAATTATGTCAGTGCCCACTATTATCATTCTTGATGAAGTAGGTGATGTAGATGCTCGTGTGGTTGGTACTTGCACTGTTGAACATTTAAAAGGATTAGCATGAGTAATAAAGCACAATATCTGTTTGAAGTACAGAAAGCTATTAATGAAGCTATAAGTATTTACACCTGCTATAGAAATGAAAGTGCAGGATTAATTAATACAAAGACTTTAGAAAAGCTTAGAAAAATTAAAGATACTATTGTCAAAGAACAGAATAAAGCATCTAAATTAAAATGAAGAATAGAAAAGAACATAAAGATTTGTATAAAGTCTGCTACTCCAGTAAGGATGGTCAGATTGCAGATAAGGTTATAAAGCATATAACAACCAATAATATACAGGAGGCTGCTAAATTAGCGGAAGAACTGCTTCCTAAGAATTGTGGTTGGGTTTCTAAAATAGAGTTCGAGAAACAGGTAGTGACCTATCATTATGAATTTTCATAAAATAAAGAGATGAATATAGAAGATATTATTAGAGATATTAACTCTGAGAAATTTGTAGATATTTATGACGCTAGTAATTATCTGGAAAATGAATATCTTGGCAAACGTGTAGCAATAAATTTAGATGTAGATAAACATAGGTGGTATGAACTTTCTACAACAGTATATGCAATAGATGACATTTATATAGGCTTACGAGGAATTTCTGATATTTATTCAGAAACTATGGATTATGATGGCTTAGACTATGTAAAAGCATTTGAAATGGAACCTGTACAATCAATCACTTATAAAGCAAAATGAAGATAGTAAATCCGGAAATTAGAGCTGTACTCCAAAAATCTGGTTTACAGGGTATGTATGAACAAATAGAGAGAGCTGCTAGAGTTTGCTATAAATCAGAAGGTCTTACTAAGTATGATGAAAATGGCAACTCTACTACAGCTGAGGAGTTTGTAAATAAGATAGTCAATGTCTACAAGCATAGGTCTGTGGCAGAGCATGGTACTATATACCTTAAGATGCATAGCTATAATCAGATTGTACAAGCCTACATGAACAACCCCTATAGCAGAGTAGTAGAAATTGGGGATTTCTCTAATATATCTA